GCGGAGCTTATTCGGTCCGCCCTGAACTGTGGTGATTGCCATAAGGTTGCTCTCCAGAGAATCGAGTTCGTGATGCTTGGGGCGGCCCGCTGGTTAGCGCAACCACCCCTTTCGTGGGGGATCTCTTTACTGCGGGATGCCGTCGAGGTTGACCGAGAAGGCCTGGGGATAGGTCAGGTTCGAGTCGACGAGGAAGTTGGCGATGATGTTGATCAGCGACTGGCGAGCCTTGGTGTAGGGATCGAGGATGATCTCCATCGCGCCCCACTCGGCGATCGTCAGCGCACTCCAGCTGCCCGCAATCGATGCGTGGCAGGTCCCGGCCGCCGTACCCTTGGTCAGGGTCTTGGGCAGCAGATTCGAGCGCCAGGCGTCGTGGCCGTTGATGCGGCCGAGCCCGCCCGATCCGACGTAGGTGTAGATCGGCAGCGCGATGGTGTTGGCGAGCTCCGGCGTCTTCGAGAGGTAGCCGGCGATCTCCGGGGTGACCAGGTACTTCTGCTCGCCCAGGAACGCGTTCGCAACTTCGCACTGGGTCAGCATGTCGACAAAGGTGCTCTTCGTCGGCTGGCCGCCGTTGGTGCCGATCGCGACGACGTGGACGCCGGTCGTGGTCAGAAGCCCGGTGGGCTGGGTTCCGCCGCTGCCGGAGAGCGCAGCCTGCTCGATGCCGATGGCAGCGCGCATGACGAGAGCCTGGCGAACCTTGGCCTCGATGTCGACCGAGCTCTGGACCATCAGCTGGCGGGACCAGCTGGTGGAGGCCGTCGCGCCGAGGGGAGCGAACGGCACCTGTCCGAAGGTCGGATCGACGTCGGAGTTGTCGGCGCCGGGATTCTCACCCACCCAGTTGAACCCTACGTCGCCGGTCATCTTCGGCAGGGCGAAGTTCGAAGTGCAGCCGCCCATGAAGTCGGCGCCGAGAGAGCCGAGACGAATGGCCGGCCGGAGCAGGTCGAGGAAGCTGACCAGCTCGGTGGCGATGGTGGCGCCGCCGCCGGTGGTCGAACCGACCGAACCGGCAACGATGGAGCGCTGCCGCATCTCCTCCGACGTGAGCCGGAAGATCGGCTCCGTGGTGGGGACGAAGATGCCGGAGGTGTCGCGGCCGAGACGCTTCGCGATGGTCTGCGAGATCTCGCGCTCGAAGCCAGCCTCTTCGTTGAATCCGCCCACAGTCGAGGAGACAGAGCGCATCATCCGCATGAAGTCGTACTTGCGGGACTCCGCTGGCGTCAGTGTGACCTGACCGCCGGCGTTGAGGGTCGCTTCCTTCTCGCGCTTCTTCTCGAGCACGAGCGCGGCAACGGCGTCGCGGGTGTGGCCTTCGCTGATGGCTTTGTCGGCCAGCTCGCGGGTGAGGATGTCGGGAAACTGCCGCTGGAGCAGCGCAATGCCTGCAGTACGCTCGCGTTCGAGCTTCAGGGCTTCAGTGTTGTCGTGCACTACAGTTGCGGATGCCATAACAGTCTCCTTGGAGATTTCAGCGCGTCCGGGCTGAGTCGGTAGATTTGCCGGAACGCCTGCGAAGCGCACCGGGTACTGCGGAATGGTGGAAAGGTCGCGGCCCACTCCAACCGTGGGGTCCGCCGGGATGGCGACGAGACTTACTTCGACCGGCTCCCAGGAGCTGGCCTTGTAGGTGCCGAGGTAGTCGTCGTCGGTGTCGTCTTCGGGGTCGATGTCCTCGACGCGACTCTCGGCGTGGACGATGTAGCCGACGGAGATGAAGGGAAGCGTACCCTCGCGGACTTCGGTGGCAACGTCCTTCCCGAATTGAGTTGAGTTGAAACGGATATTGCCGGTGCCTTTACCATCGCCGATCGCTCCATCCTGCAAAATTCCGGCGCGCTGATTGGCGTCGTGATTGACCAGCACAGAGATTCCCTGGCTGAGCCGGTTGGTGATGACCTCGCCGGCGTCGTGGCCCAGGACCTCGTACCACCACATCGATCCCCACGTCATCCGCTTCACCGGATTCGACGAGGAGAACGAGATCGCAACGAGGTTCTCGTCGGCTCCGTCTGCAGCCTTCTCGGCGCGGACGCCGAAGACCCGGCTCTGCATCGGTAGCCGGGCGGGGAGTTGCTTCGGTGTGCGGGTTGCGGGAGCTGTGGCCATGTCGCAGTGATGTTTAGGGGTAGCACCGAAAATGTGTCAAATCCCCGCTAATTCAATGAGTCCCTTAGCTCCACTGATGCTCAACAGGCTTAGCCCTTTGGCTCATAACGCTGTACTTTCCACCCTGTTCGCTACCTAGCGCGAAGCGCATAACTTCGGCGTCTCTTTTAGTTGCGAATCGAATTGCGTTCGGATCGGTATAGGTAACCCAATCAAAGCCACCGCAACGACTTCCGCCAATGCAGAGTTTTCCCTCGTCTAACAACCAGCCGACCACTATCGCGTTATCGAACATCTAAACCCTCCAAATCCCCTAATTCCCGCCCGTCTCCGGCTTCTTGCCGCCGGTCTCCGCGGCGGCGTCGTCGGCCCCGGTGTCGTCGGCGGTATCGGCCACGCCCTTCGTGTCGGTGCCGATAATGGCGCCGGAGGTCTTGATGTACTCCTGCTCGTAAGCGATCGCGTCGATCGTCTCCTCGAAGTCGTTACCGCTTTCGGCCATCTGCTGCGCCTGGGACACGTAGCCATTCTGGACGGCGAGCACCGCCGCCTGCATGTCTTTGAGCGGATCGACCCACGGCCATCCTCGCGCATGGAAGTTGACGTACTCGAAGTAGTCGGACGGCAACCCGTCGAGCTTCACCTCGCCGGCGAGCCAGGAGTTCGTCAGCCACTGTTCGAAGATAGGGCGGCAGAAGGCCTCCTTGAAGATGTCCTGCTCGGTGCGCCAGGTGTCGCGCTCGTCGAGAAGGCCGGCGCGAATGCTCGAGTAGTTCACGCCCTCGCGATCGTTGGCGAGCGCCTCGTAGCTGACGTCGAGACCGGCGCCTGCCATGCGCGTCATCGACTTCATAAAGTGGGGGAAGGCCTGCGTCGGGTGCTGCGGGTCCCAACCTTTGAAGGTGACGTCGGCGGGCAGCTGTTCGATCAGGCCGGGCTCAGACTTCATTGCGATGCGATCGTCAGCGTCGCGCTTATCTTCGTAACCTTCGTCCGAGGTTTTGCTCTCGAAGAATCCCATCTTCTCCGAGGCGGTCCGCGCAGCGATGATCTCCGCTTCGGCGTATTTGCCGATCATGTGCAGCGCGATCATCGACGGTGACATCTCCGGATAGCCGCGGGTCTGGCCGACGCGCTTGCCGGAGAACAGGTGCACGATCTCGCTGGCCGGCACACGGACCCGGAACTGCGGCGCCGTCGAGTACTCGGCCGGGTGACGCTTCCAGAGGTGGTAGGCGACCGGCTGGCCGTAGGGATCGGTCTCGACGCCCATGCGGATCTGGTTGCCGTTCGGCATCAGGTAGTTGAAGTAGTTCAGGTCGAGCTGGTCGGGATCGAAGAATTGCAGGGAGAAGTTGAACGGGTTCTTGTCGTAGGTGACCATGCGAACGATGCACTCGCCGTCACGCTTCCACTGCTCGACCGCGAAACGCATCGACTGCGCCATGGTCATCTTGCCGGTCACGGTGCAGCTGTCTTTGCGGCAGAAGCGCAGCCAGGCGGCCTCGATGTCCATGTTGAGCTTTTTGTTCAGCTTCTTCCCCTTCTTCATGGGGACCTTCATCTGCAGCTGAATGCCGTCCGGGCCCGCGATGTTCTTCTGGCACATCCGGAGATACTTCTGGATGAGAGGGTTGTTCGTCGACAGCCGGCGAGATCGCCCGCGCAGCGCCCAAAGATTGGCCCAGAGGTCGAGGTCGGCGGAGCTGTTCGAGGTTCCCCAGTCCTCCGTCGTGCGCGTCATCCGGCCGGCGGCATAGTTGCTCCGCGCCTTCACCGGCGCTGTCAGTTGGGTGCGCTTCTCCATGATGGAGGCGCGGGCTTCGGAGAGGTCGAGCGAGAAGAGCTGTGCCATTAGAAGTGCACCGCGACGGTACGCGAGCGCTGATACTCGCCACGGTCCGCCCTTTCCTGCCGTACCCTCGAGGCAAAGTCACTGCGCAGTTGCCGTAGTTCTGTGAGAGAGTAGCGGCGAAGCATGCGGCCGGCGATGTTGTACTCCTCCACGCCGGCGCTCGCCACCCCGGAGAGCATGGCGTCGATGTTGGCGAGCGCGATCTCGTTGGCCGAGCGAGTGTCTTGCGGCGCCGTCGCGTCGAGGATGTCGATCGCGATGTTGATGCGGCCCAGGGCGACCGTCACTCGCTTCGCCGGAACCGGATCCGCCGCGGGCAGCTGCACCACAGCGAGCCACTGATAGGTACCGGGCGCCCAGTTCTTCGTCTCGCTCGACGGAATCTCGATCGAGAATGCGTCGCCCTCGACGGTGATGTCAGCGGTATTGACGACGATCCGCGCTGTGGGCGAGTTGAGGACGTAGGCAAGCGTCCATCCGGCCGATGCCGGGTAGTCGTCGAAGCTGCGCTTCCACGTGAGCGTGTCGCCGGCGATGATGTCGGTCGGTTCGGGCGCGACGGCCACACTTTGAAACTCAATCAGCCCGGGAACGATGGGGAACGGCATGCGCAGAGCATCGTAGAAATCAACAAAAATGGTCAAAGATGACGCATTTTGATGATTTACCGCGCGGATTGCCTATCTATCCCTCATCTATCCCACGAACCGGCCCAGCTTGTGCGCGGACCTTCCTTGCGCGACTTTTTGGGCTTGCCGGTGAGGATCGGGATGCCGTCGTCGACCGCTTCAGCGGGTTTCACCGGCTCGGCCTCATCCTCTTCCGGGACCGGTTTCCCCTTCGCCGCGGCCGCCTGCAGGTTCTTCGCGAGCTTGTCCCAGTTGCGGATCCCCAGGTCGTCGAGAGCGGCCATCGCGTACACCCGGCAGTCGAGCGCCTCGTTCCGTTCGCGCTTCTTCACCCACTTCCGGACCGGCGTCATGCCGTCCATCTCGGTGATCAGCTTCTCGGCGGTCAGCTGCTCGAAGTAGTCGCGGTCGTAGGTTCGCTTCTCCACCGTGGCGCCCTGCTCGTTGAGAAAGCCTGACGGGAAGTGGCAGAAGCCCGGGCCGATCTGCTCGATCTTGAGGTTGGCGTACAGAGACTCCTTCGCCGTGTCGATACCGACCATGCGGAGATCGATGCGGGCCCGGTGTGTCTTTTTGCCGCGTGGCTTGGTCAACGGGATCGCCGGGCCGGCCTGACCCTTGCAGGCGAAGATCCGCTTCACCTGGCGCGGGCGGCAAAAGCGGTAGACCTGGGCGGAGTGGTAGCCGGAGTCGATGAAGGCGCAGGCGATGTGGAGGAAGGCGCCGGAGGCGTGGCGATACCGATTCTTCAGCATCTCGTCGACGCCGAGCCAGAACTCCGGCAGCGCCGGGTTGCCGCGGAGGATGATGTAGTCGATCGACCAGGACTGATCGTCCTTCCCCCAGCCGACGACCTCGCACTCGACGCGGTCCGCCTGGACGTCGATGCCGGCCGTGAGCACAAGGGCCGCCGCCGGCACCTCGGCCTCATACACAATCCTGCGCAACATCAGCGAGGCGTCGTCGACGGATTCACCCACCACCTCGTAGGTCCGGCCGAGTCGCGTATTGACGAAGGCCTTCCGCTCCTGGGGCCGCTTGTATGCCTTCAGCCAGTCGGAGATAACCGAGGGCCAGCTCTTCCAGGGCGAATAGAGGACGCTGAGCTGGAAGCCGGCCGTCTTGCCGTCTCCACCGCCCGGGTTCATCTTGGTCCAACGCCCGGCGCGGATCATGTCGGGCTTTTCGACCTCGAGGATCTCGCAGCCGCTGACGCAGACGTAGAAACACTTGTCGGGCTGATGCCTGGCTGAGCCGTCCTTCGAGCTCGGCCACTTGAGCGATTCCCACTCGAGCGTCTGGAAGGTTCCGCAGTGCGGGCAGGGCACCTCGTACTTCCGCTGGTCCGACTCGTCGTAGAGCTTCTCGATCCG